TGAGACTTACGGTGTATCAAACGGCGCTGAAGCTGGACGACTTCATTTCAAAGTATGCCAGTCCGCTTCTTTGGTAAGCCGTTTTTATATGAACTTTGGCGAAACTGTCGTCAATGAGAGTAGCGAAAACATCGACTTCCGCGTTGAGTCTAACGACAACGCCAATATGATTTTTGTGGATGCCGGATCAAATGAGGTGGGTATCGGCACAGGAAATCCCGGAGCAACATTTGATGTGGCGGGCAGTGCTCGCGCCAGAAATATGTTAATCACTGAAAGCTCTGGATATGCCACTATGGAAATGGGTGGTCCTAGCGGCGCATTCATCGACTTGAAGTCTCCAGACTCTGACGACTTTGATGGACGAATCATTACGTTCGGCTCTGGTATGTTCCTTGATGTAGGCACCGGAAGTTCATTAGTTTTACAAGCCGGAGGTGAAAACAGGCTTGAAATTGATGCTGGCGGAGAGATAGCCATTAATGAAACTGGCATAGACCGTGACTTCCGCGTTGAGTCTAACGACAACACCCATATGTTGTTTGTTGATGCTGGGCTTAATGGGGTTGGTATTGGTACGAGCGACCGCATCTCGTCGTCATTAACAATTCAATCAAGCGCCGCCGCAAACGCACTTTCCATTATTGGAAGAAATAATGGTTCGTCTGATGAGGCTGTTATTAGTTTTTATGAATATGACGGAACAACCAGAAATGCTTATATTATAAAAGAAGCTGGACAATTAGTTTTTGTCACTGGCACTGGCGGCGCTCCAGTAGAAAAGCTCAGGTTAGGAACCACGTCTACCGTCGTTAACGAAGGTAGTGCAGACCAAGACTTCCGCGTTGAGTCTGACGGTCATAGCTCCGCGCTTATGGTCAACGCTGCGGAAAACACCGTGTCCATGCACAGCTCCGGAAGCCACTCAATGGGTTCAGGCTCAACCACCGGCACTTTTTTTCTAAACAATAACTACATAGGACATACCACTTCGTCTGACAATGCCGCGTTAATCCTTAGAAAATTAACTTACACGGGCACCATGATAAGGTTCTATCAAGGAACCTCCATTGCTGGGCAGATTTCGACTACTGCCTCGGGCATATCCTATCAAACCACCTCTGACCGTCGCCTAAAGAAAGACATTGAGACCATTACTGACGGCACTGACAAGCTGATGGCGATGAACCCTGTCACGCACGGCTGGAAAGCTGACCCAGAAGCAGACGCAGTTCACGGCTTTATTGCTCAAGAGATGATGGACATCGTTCCAGAAGCTGTCTCAGGCGATCCTGAAGGCGAAGAAATGATGTCAATGGATTACGGGCGTATCACTCCGGTTCTCGTTGCGGCGCTTCAAGATGCACACAAAAAGATCGCGGAACTAGAAACCCGCCTTAATGATTTGGAGGGCAAATAAATGAGCCTTTATATGAATAAAGAAGGGTTTTTCACTGGAGACCCTTTGAAGACTTACAGCACTAATGGAAGCCATACAGGGCAACGAGAGTGCCTTGGTTTTTTTGGCGCAACAGGCAATGTTTACCTCCATGTAAAAACAAATGCTTCTGGAAACTCCGAGAGAATGCACAAGTTTGAGTATGACGGTTACACCTACGCAGACTTGAATGTTCATAACTCGATGACTCTTTACACCTACTCCCCGCAAACCTCCCCTTACACACCTAGTCTTGTGAACTGGGGGGAAACTACAGGAGGTCTTGTAAACGCTTATTACTCAAGTGATGTTGAGGAATACTTAGTAATCGTCCTTCAAACCAGCGGGGCGTACACAGGCGGGTTTTTATATCATCAATCGGGCAGGTCACACCAAGACTTCGCTATAGACGTATTAGCGCACTCCAGTAGCGCCAATACTTCGGGAGTTTACTAATGACAGAGTTTATAAGAACCGAGCGCGAAGACGGCACAATAGAGTATGTCAATCCTCGATACGACGAGCTAGTCGCGGCAACCAGAGCGGATCTTGAGAACGTAGTTCCGGTAATCATACCTGATGAGCAGATCGCGGCTGACAACCTGAGGATGCTGCGTAAGCTCAGAGATCAAAAAATAGCCGAAACCGATTGGTGGGCAAACTCAGACCTAACAATGACGCAAGCACAGACAGATTATCGTCAGGCGTTGCGTGATATTACAGATACATACTCGTCTTATTTAGACGTTGTATGGCCCGAAAAACCTTAACCACCAGTCTTTAAAGGAGACTTAACAATGGCAATTTCAACAACTTGGTCCGTAAGCAACATGACTCGTAACGAGGCTGACGGCGGCGTAGTAACCGTTTACTGGTCTTGCGTAGCGTCAGACGGCACTTTCTCAGCAACAGAAGGCGGCAAGCTGCGATGCGAACCCGATGCAGATGCAGAAGGCTTTGTAGCTTACGCAGCCCTTACCGAGGCTGACGTTTTGGGTTGGGTTTACACAAGCCTGATCGAAGGCGAAGAGACCGCTGACGAAGCTAAAGCTCGCATCGAAGCTAACCGTACCGGCAAGGTACAAGGTCAGATCGATCGTGCTTCTGCTCAAGCTGAAGGCATGCCTTGGGTTGCATAAATGCGATATTTTGCGGCGCTTGTCCTGGCAATGTATTCATTGTCAGGTCTTGCGCAGATAGATCCTGCGCCTGAGATAGACCCAGTCCCAGTAAGAGATGACGACGGTGAGCCTGAGCCGGATTTTAATGGTGACGAAGATGGGGATGGCACCAATATTGAGGGTGATCTCAATACGTCTAATTCCAACAACGGGAATGTGAGCAAGACGTACAACGGTGCTGGTTCCAGGTCTATGCCAGTGTCAACGGCTATTAGTCCAAGCTTAATGAGCAGTGGGCAGCAGTCGTGTTTGAAGTCAACGTCGGGCGGCCTACAACTTATGTCTGTGGGCATTTCGTCTGGCAAGTACGTGCAGGATGAAGAGTGTAACAGGCGGTTAAACGCAATCACGCTGTCAAACATGGGCATGAAAGTCGCATCTGTAAGTTTGATGTGTCAGAACGCGCAGGTTTGGCGGGCTATGTTTATGAGTGCAACACCCTGCCCAATTATTCGAGGCGGCAGATTACTCGTCGGCAAAATGGCTTTACTGGAGGTAAAGTCTAATCCATCGATGTGGATACCAGATTACAAAGAGGATAAGGAGTTTTACGACGAACTACTAGCGGGGGGTAATGGTAATGAAGTTGAGGAGTCTGACGCTAGTATTAGCGATCGTTTCCGCACCACTAAACGCAGCGGAAATTGACGACTTAGTTAATACATCTCAAAGCATCCGCGATACCTTTGCCTATGGAATTAAAACCATCGCGGGTGGAGAGGCTTACGCTTTAGATGGGCAAATAGCCTCATCGATGGCCAAGAATGGTCACATAACTGCAGAGCAACAAAACGCTTACAACGCAGCGGTTGCGGCAGTTCAAGCGGCTACTTACTCCTACGATCCTGGTGCAGATCAGTACTTCCAAGATCAGACTGACCAGGCGATGGATATTGTCTCTGAGATGATTGATGCCTACGTTGATGCTGCAGCCCAAATTATTATGGTTGCTGAAGTTAACGAACGCGCGCAAGAGGCAGCAGCAGCCCCTGATGAGCGCGAGGCAATGGCGCTCCAAGAGTTTATGGCCGCTAACGACGTGACTCTGCAAGACCAAGAAATCGAGGCTTACAACGACGCCTTATCGAACACTGAATCAGCCATTCAGACAGCCGCTGCATACATGGCGGTAGCAAATGACGACTCTCTTCTGGAGCAGGCGAATAGCATGGCCCATAACCTTCGAGTGACTTATCAAGAAGCAGGCTCATCCTTCTTCGATGTAGCTACACAGTCCGTATGGGTCTCATTCGACGATGGCTCAACAATCCAAGGCTTACAAGTTAATAACTACTTTGTAGATGCGCAGGACGTTTTAACGCGTGCTGAAACTGAAGAATTCTGGACCACGTCACCGGAGGGGGGCTGTTGGTTCGGCCTAAGCACAGAAGAGCAAGAACAATGTATAGGGGGTAATAGTGGCTCTTGAAGATATTGAGGTAAATGTAGCTGGGACTTCTATAAAAGGAGTCTGGATAGCGATTGTATTTACGTTTGGATCGACAATTGGTGGTGGTATATGGGCCGCGTCGCAGTTTTTCTCTCAGTTAAATGAGCAGTCTGCAGCTGTAGTAGCGGCTACTGCTAAGTCCGATGCTTTAGAGGCAAGGTTTGACGACCTGCGCAGTACTAACTCAGAACGGCTACAAGCTATGGACGTAAGCCTCTCCAACATGGAGCAAGCACTTGGGACAGCTGATGTTGAGAACCTACAGGGCAAACTGTCCGAACTGGGTGCCAATCTGTCACAGATCATGGATGCTCAGAAAGAACTACTCGATATAAGAGATAGGGTTAGCTCCGTAGAGAAGATTTCATCTGAAACAGAGCTGCGGGTTTCTGGCAAATTAGAGTCGTTAAGCACTCTTAATGATCGGTTATCTAGATTTGAGCGAGATATGGATGACCTGTGGAGCGCTATTGATGCTACCAACCCTCTAGGCGGGAACTAACCCTAGCTTTGTCTTTATTTATATTAGTATCGCTAATATAATAGAAGTATTACTAACCTGAAGGAGTCTAAGTAATGACCGATTTAACAAACGAAGAGCCCACACTAACTGTTGGCGACACCACTTATCCTGTCTCTGAGCTTAGCGACGAGATAAAAGAGATGTTATCGCTACACGAACAAGCTAAACAAATGGCGGTTGCAGCGAAGCGGCAAGCAGTTATCCACGATCTTTCAGTACAAAAAATCGCTTCTATGATCGAAAAGGCTCTTACTGAAACTGACGAATGAGGCTTAAATGGCGTATTTCAAACGAGATACTTTCAGTGGTACAGCGCCTGGGGTTGCTCCCAGGCTACTTGCTGAGAAGTTTGGTCAGGTAGCGGAGAACGTAGACTTCGAGTCTGGTCGCTTAGTTGCGATTACCGAAGACTCCGATACCTATACGCTGCAGAGTGGTTCCCGCCGCTCAATCTATTACTACCGAGACACATCCTGGTTAGAGTGGTCGCAGGATGGGGTATCGGTTGTGCCTGGTCCTATACCAGGAGACACTACAGACCGATTGTATTTTACAGGCCAAGACTATCCACGAATGGGGACGGTCTATACGCTAGTGTCCGGTAGTAATGGCTACCCCGCAAATTCCTATCGCCTCGGCGTACCCGCACCAGGGAATGCCCCTGGGGTAACAATTGCAGGGACAGCAGACGATACCTTAACGCCGAATGATGTCAGTTACGTTTATACGTTCGTGACAGCTTTTGGGGAAGAAGGTCCACCCAGTTCGCCTAGCTCAATTATCCAATTGGATGATACGCAAACTACGACTCTTAGCTTACCTACATCGGATCAGCCGTCGGGTAACTATAATTTTGGTAGCGGCTCCCTGAAACGTATTTATCGATCTAACACAGGATCAACAAATACGCAGTTTCAATTTGCTGGGGAAGTTCCTTTTACTTCCACGACGTTTAATGACATACAAGACGCCGATACTCTAGGTGAAGTGCTTCCTAGCGCAACTTGGATTGGCCCTCCAGATGATAACGCTTCCTTGTATCCTGACGGCCCGCTTAAAGGGCTTATTTCCCTAGCACAAGGTACGATGGCTGGCTTCACCGGCAAGCGGTTTTGCTTGAGTGAACCCTTTCTTCCGCACGCCTGGCCAATTGGCTACAGGATTACGACTGAGGAAGATATTGTAGCGATCGCTTCAACGGCTAACGGTGTAGCTGCACTAACCGACGGGCAGCCCTACTTCATCACGGGCACCGAACCGTCGTCCATGACCGCGGTCCGTATAGATTTAGCGCAAGCTTGTGTGAACGTAAACAGCGTCGTAGATATGGGGGACTATGTTCTTTACGCAGGGCCAGACGGTTTATGTGGCGTGGAGTCCGCTTCGGGGTCCGTGGTCACCAAAGGGTTAATTTCTGTAAAACAGTGGAACACAGACTTTCACCCCACGACTATTAGAGCATTTAGACATGAGGGTACATACGTAGCCTTCCACTCTACTGGCGGATGGGTATACGACCCTAGAGCTGATGAGAGCGCCCTGTCCACTCTGACTATCTCAGCAGAGGTCCGTGGTGGGTATATGAATCCTAAAGACGGTGAGCTTTACATTATCGTCGGTAACAAGATTAAGAAGTACCGTGGCGGTAGCACAAGCAAAACTGCGACCTTCAAAAGCAAGAAGTATGTAACACCCGCTCCTGTCTCTATGGGTTGGGTCTCAGTGCACGCAAACGAATATCCAGCCACTGTAAAAGTCTATGGTGACGGCACCCTGCTTGCTCACTACACTCTGACTAAATCGGGGGCTACTTACACGCAAGCTACGACTGTACCTAGCGGCATTAGTAATACTACTTTGGCTGAACCAATCATGCGCATGCCTGCAGTAGTCGCTCAAGAGTGGGAAGTACAGGTTGAAGGCACAGATATTAATGAGTTTTGTTTAGCTCAGGCTATGGATGAGATCCGCCAATCATGAGCAAACCAACAAAAGTCCCAGGGTTTCCTAAAGTACCACCGAACGTCGATCCTCAGACTAGGCGCCTTATCGAAGCTGTTATGGAAGCGGTTGATATCCGACTGGGGCGAAGAGGTGACCCAGTTGATCGAGCTATAACACTCCGAGAACTTATTGATTCAGGTCTCGCCAAACGCTTAAAGTCAGCGCCGTTTGACCCAAATGCGGTAGGGAACATTGGCTTTGAGCCACCTTACGTGATTGGCTCTAATCCTATCGCCCCTACTGGCGTCAGAGTTGAGGGCGCTTTTTCACAGATCTTAATTTTTTGGGATGTTGCGCGGTACGTAGGACACTCTCAAACAGAGATTTGGTCACACACATCTGATGTTTTAGGTGATGCTACTTTGGCAGGCATTGCGACGGGGGTGACGTATGTTGACCCCATCGGATCAGGCCAGTCCAGGTATTATTGGCTTAGACATACTAATGTAAATGGTGAACCTGGTCCCTGGAACGCAAGCTCTGGCATCCTGGGTGAGACAGCGCCGGACGTAGAATTTCTTTTAGAAACTCTAGAGGACGCGGTCACCAGCTCACAGTTAGCTCAAGACTTAACAACACAGCTTCAAGGCTATGACGACGATATAGCTGATTTAATTACAACGTTCGGCACAACTGTAGCTGCAGCCACAAGTGCCGCGGCTGCTGCAGCAA